GTTCGAAATCGTAAGTTACGGTTTTCGCGTTGATCGCGCCTTCCATACCTTTAACGATCAGGTCTGCGGCTTCGAACCATTCCATATGACGCAGCAATATATTAAAGATTTATACTTAACCAAATGAATTATATGAATATATTGTGATTATCCATTCATTTAAATGCTTTTTTGCGACATTCCTAACTCATTGATCATCAATGACATCACACTAGTTTTGGGGAAAGAATTCCCATCAAGTACAAGCTAATTAACATGTAAAAGTTTGCGTAGCTCCTTCCAGAATCGTCATCGCCTTGTTTCCATTCGCTGCCGATTCGCACATCATGTCCGTGCCATAAATCAAATATTTTACGGTGCGCACCTCTTTTTCTCCCTGCCCTATACTTTCAGTCTGACTGGCTGGAGGTTTCTATGTGTGGACGCTTTTCACAATCAATGACCCGCGATGACTATCTGGCTCTGTTGGCTGATGAAGCCGACCGCGACATTCCCTATGACCCCGAACCAATTGGCCGGTACAACGTAGCTCCAGGCACAAAAGTTTTGCTGCTGAGCGAACGTGACGAGCGGCTGCATCTCGATCCGGTGTTCTGGGGTTACGCGCCAGGATGGTGGGATAAGCCCCCACTGATAAACGCGCGCGTAGAGACGGCGGCCAGCAGCCGGATGTTCAAACCTTTATGGCAACATGGACGGGCTATTTGTTTCGCTGATGGCTGGTTTGAATGGAAAAAGGAAGGCGACAAGAAACAACCCTACTTCATCCACCGCGCTGACGGCCAGCCGATTTTTATGGCGGCGATCGGCAGCACGCCATTCGAACGTGGGGATGAAGCAGAAGGTTTCCTGATTGTGACGTCGGCGGCTGATAAGGGACTGGTCGATATTCACGATCGGCGGCCACTGGTGCTGTATCCGGAAGCCGCCAGAGAATGGATGAGGCTGGACGTTGATGGGAAAGAAGCAGAAGAGATAGTCGCTGATGGTGTCGTGCCCGCTGACAAGTTTATATGGCACGCAGTTACGCGCGCCGTAGGTAATGTGAAGAATCAAGGGGCGGAGATGATCGCAAAGGTATAATCAAACCGCTACGTCATCTTCCTTAATCCGGTTGATAGTGTGGGTCAGCACGCCGTGGACCACGACATCATCCAGCGCCTGACCTTCTATCGTCTCGCCATCTTCGGTTATCAAAGCGCCACCCATGAGCCGTACGAAGTGGTTCCGGCCGTCATACGTCGCCAGGACAACGCCATCCGGTTCCGGTTTCAGCGATGTGTTTATCACAGCCCAGCCGGAGTCGGTTTCGATTAATCTGCAGTTTAAATCGACTTCGCAGATTCTGTTGAGTGTCAGCCGATCCTCTTCATAATCGGTAGCAGGTGAAGGAAATCCCATCAGAACACCCTCCCCATGTTACGAAGTATCCAGTACCGGTTCTCGCTGAAATCCGGTGTCTTGTCGCAGAAGTCAGTCTGGTTACGCTCAATCCACAGGTTGGCTTCCGCGTGGCTAAAGTGCCAACTGGATTTTCTCAGCTCGCGGATAAAGTCATCAGTGTGCAGAAATCGGTATCCCTTCTGGCTTAGCTGAACTGCGGACACAAAAGCGGCATTAATGTCTGGTTTGCGAGGCATGATCCCCTCCGGGTAATTACTGTATTTATATACAGTATGCAATGTGAGATGGAGAGGGATCAAGTATGGTTAAGCCTATCAATTTCTACTGCTGAGCAACTTGCTGATTAAGCAGATTTTCGAGTACTTCAACTCGGCGGAGAAGCTGCTTAACCACTGGCACTAAGTAAGCAGCACCTATCTCTCCTGGGTCAATTATCTTGCCGTCTTCAAAAACAGTGCTTTTGGTGTAGTCGTCAGGATCGGTGACAGTCAGCGCCGAAGTTTCAATAAGCTCTGGATCTAGTAATTCAACATTTTGAGCACTGTAACCTACCCGTATCTGACCTGGACTCCATTTAAACGCATATCTGATTGGTTTGAGACCATTAATAAACTCAACGGCTTCTTCCTCCGAGATTTCCCTGACTATATTTTTAACGCGCTCATCAGAAGCTACCGGGGAAATAGTTCCATTGCTTGTATTGATTGCCCCATCTGCATTACGGAAAATCCACCTACGTTCATATGAGCTACCGTCACAACAAACCAGAATAGGACCTGAAGCATTTGCCGAGCCATCATCTCCGACAAGAAATCCATAGGTCACCTGGAAATTCCAGTTATTTGAAGCATTGCCGAGGCGAGAGACGTTCAGGTTAAAAGGTTTAACCGCGGTACCTGCGGCAGCTCCAAGGGCTATGACAGAACTAGCCCCCCCATTCAGTCTTGAGTTAATCGCCCCTCTTGGAGGAATAACTGCACTGAGGCTTGTGATATCACTATTATCTCCGGAGCCTGCTGCTCCGAGGTTTGTGCGACCGTCTTCTTTGGTCGTTGCGCCGGTACCGCCGTCAGCAATCCCTAGCGCACCATTGCTTCCTTTCTGCAGTAACTTGCCTATCGCTGGAATGGTTACGACGGTGCCGTTGATGGTAACTGTGATGCTCTGGTTTGCTGAGGTGGTGGCGAACGTCTCCCACGCGCCAATGTTCTCGTCGTACTCTTTGATGAGCTGAGACATAGCCTGAGCTAGCCCGTCAACAGAGATGATGTCAGATACCAGAATGCCGTACTTTTGGCCGCTCAGCGCCGGGGAAGCAGCTGGCGTAACCGTCATGGACGTGGCGCTGTTTACTGCTGATATCTGGAACATTTGGACCGGGTTAGACATGACGATAATCGTCTGGCCAGCGCGGACCTGGCTGGCGGGAGCCGTCCAGTTCGTGCCGGTGCCGGTTGCGGTATTTCCGTTTATGGCGATTGTGCCGGTGTTATAAATCATATTCTTTCCAGGCAATAAAAAACCCCGCCGGAGCGAGGTTGATATTTAAAAAGGTTGGTTATTTGCAGGTGGTTTCAGTAAATGTGTTCGTACTTACCCAGCGCCAGTTGAAAGGGTATCCGGCTCGGTACTGCGTCTGGTTGTTTTGTTTGCGAACGCCGTAAATTTGAACCGTGTTTTCCTGACCGCCAACGATGGCTGTGCCGCTGCAAATAGGTTCCTGTTTCTCAAGTACGCCAGCGCAGCCAGACAGCATGACAGCCCCCGCCAGGCAGATGAGCAGCTTATTCATTAAGATGGTATCCCGAGGTATTCATGAACTTAGACAATACCAACATGAAAGAGGTGGGTATAATTGATTAGATAGATCAATCATCTGTTATTGATCGCTCAAAACGATCAATTAGTCATAGGCCGCTGTATTTATCGCTGTTAATGAAATCCCGGTATTTGTACCGCCTCCCGGCGTGCCTGTTCCCGTTGAAGTCCCGCCTGCGTTTATCCTCGTGTTTGCTCCATCGAACCTGCATGACGAATACGCATTTATTGTGTAAACGGTAGGAGGTTGGGTGGAGTTGTTTACGATTATGGTCTGACCCAGTTGTGCAGGAGCTACAGCCCATGAACCGGTCAGCGTCTGGTCAATATTAATCCCCCCGTTTGCTCCCGGCGTACCAACTGTCTGCAGGTCAGATAAAACGCGAGATTCATTTGTCAGCACGAGCTTTCCGGTGGCGTCCCAGATAGCCAGACCCCATTTTGGTAATGTCTGCGGGAATACGGCAAATACATATACTGTCAGGGTGAAACTCTGGTTATAGGGGTTAACCCCGCCAACATAGATATTGCCGCCATTCCTGTAAGACATAACTGGCGTGGGTTGTGCTGTATTGGTGGTTTTAATAAATACCATCACAGGATAACTTGCGTTCAATGCAATATTCTGTGCGACCTGCTGAGAGCTGCCGTTAGCGGATGAATTAAAGGTGTACTTTCCGTAAAGACAAAAAGGTGTTGATTGTGGTGTAACAAAGGGATTCCCGTTATCCATTAATATCATTGCGCCAAATTCGGCCATTATGATTTCTCCATGAAAATGACCACCTCACACTTTGATGCCGGATAATTGCCCAGCCCTACAGTAGAGGCAGCTGATACGGTTATAGTGTTCCCCGATGCTACAATGCGCCGACCTACGCTGCTCCCTCCTTCATCGAGTGAAAGAACAAAGCCGACTTTCATTCCAGAGGGAATCGTAAAAGACCAACTGCCG